GATTCATCTCGCATATGTGGATCGTAGTTTCTAAAATCAAACTCTAGTTCTCCACCACTATATTCTGAACCATCTGTTAACTGACAAGTCATAGATAGTTTTCGAATTCTGCCATGCTCTGGATTGTTAACATCGTCTCTTTGATATGGTTTATCCCAACCATCACAGTGCCAGTCGTAATATTGATTTAATTTGTATTTTGTAAACTGACAAGACTCACTTCTTTCCCAATCAAAATTCCAACCAGCTTTATTATTAGCTTCATGAACATATGGGTGTAATTCTTTATATATCCATGTATCATTGAGCCATACTAAATCAGAGTTTCTTTTTCTTTTTAAATCTAATACTTCTTGCTTGTTTAATTCTCTGTCACCATAGCCACCAGTTCTAGCCATAACTTCTTTTTGTTCGTTGGCATATTTGATAACTTCATCACAAAATCTAGGTGTCAATGCTGATTTAAAATACCAATAGTGATTAGATATATTCATAAGTTATCGTTTGAATAAAATTCAAACTGTCTTTCTGGTCGTTTGATACAATATACATATTAGTAGATGGAAACATAACAAACATATTTTTTTTAAGTTCTATATCCCAACTTCTTCCTTTACGTCTGTTATCATCAAAATGTATTCTTACCCAACACTTATCAACTTTAACTCCGTAAAGCATTGTAAAGTCAGGTGAGTTTCTAAGATCTACAGGATCAACATTTAATAAAGGTTTAGATACTTGACCTGGTTTATAAATATCACCCCAAGAATTTTTGTTAATTAAATTGATACCATAATCGAGACCGATAAAGTCTCTCATATATGTATTTAACATATCCCAAGTTCTTGAAAATGGAAATTGTTTATTAGTAAATGATGATTGTAAAATATCGTTAGTAAGTTTTTCTTGGTCTATCTCAAAACCTTTCGGCATATCGATATCACCATAGAATAGACTTTGTTCTGTTAATACTTTCTTTTGCATACCACCACCGTTTTTAATTTATGCTGCGCTATCTGTCAAGTCCCAGGATTGATTAGCTTCATTCCAAGCATAACCCCATTTATGAGTGCCAGCTTCGTTTTGTGAAGTTTGTTCTGCAGTTAATTCTGGTTCATCACCGATTGGTGATTTCCAAGAAGCTGATTCGATGTGTTTTACCCAAGATGCATATGGTTTTTTAGGCCAGAAGATATTGTTATCTTCATCCCATTCATGACCTATACCTGCGTAGTTACCTCTAAAAGGTGTACCGCCACCTGAATGTTGATTACCAGATGTGTTGTATGAAGTTTGAATCCACATTTGTGCAGGCCAATTATTGTGTAATTCTAAATATTGTTGACCTACTGCTTCATCTTCAACACCGTCAGCGTTAAGCATGTCTTTGTTATCAAGTGTTAATACTTGAATAACTTTACTGTTAGCTCCTAGTTTTGCAAAATGTGCCATAATGTTTCTCCTTATATATGTTTTTTATTTGTTTGTAAATATATCATTTGTTATTGAAATTTGTATCTAATAATAACAATTCCTGAACCACCTGTTGCTCCTGATAGGTTAGCTGGATTAGAATAACTCGCTGTAGAACCTCGTCCACCTCCACCGCCTCCAGTGTTTGCGGTTCCTGCAGTTCCTGCATTACTACCTCCCGAACCTCCTGCACCGCCACCACCTGAGCCACCACTTCCTGCACTTACATTATAGTATGGATAACCACCACCTGCACCTCCGCCACCACCTGCTCTTGTGACTGGCGAACCTGTTATAGATGTAGCAACTCCAGCACCACCTGAACCTGATGAACCTCCTGCACATCCTGGAGAACCATTTCCACCAACAGCACCTGCACCACCTCCACCACCTACTTTCGCTAAATATTGCCACGAACCACCATTATTACCTTGAGGAGGACTTACTGGAGGAGTGTTACCTGCACCTGCACTACCCCCATATCCACCACCTCCACCTGAACCTCCAGCTGCACCTGTAATTCTACCTGGTGGTTGATCCATATAAAAATTTGATCCGTGACCTCCACCAGCAGAAGTGATAGAAGAAAAAACAGAATTAGAACCAGAGTTAACACCAGGATAAGAATTTCCACTTGAAGAAGTTCCACCTGCACCTACTGTAATCGGAAAAGCTGTTGCTGTAACTGTTAAAGCCGTTGGTGTTGCTAAAGGACTTGCAGTATAAGAACCTGATACAGGAGTTGAATGTGATTCTCTGTAACCACCTGCACCTCCACCCGATCCACCTAAATCAGAACTTCCTACTCCACCGCTTCCTCCACCTGCTATAACTAAATAGTCAACTGAATTTGAACCAGCAGAATTTCCTGCACAAGAAACTGTAAATGTTCCTGGTCCTGTAAATGTATGAATTTTAAAATCTCCACAGGTAGTAATTGTACCGCCTGTAGCTGTTACAAATTTAATATCTTCAATAATATCCGATGCCTTAGATTGATCTACTAACAACCAACCTTTTGTAGAATCTACATACAATAATATTGCTGCAGTTCCTTCTACTGTTATTTTAAAATTATTTGTTGAACCTTGAATTTTATTTCCGTTTGGATTTAAAGTTAAATTGTTTGTATCGAATGTATCCGCATAATCTTTTACAGCGACCACATCTCCAGCAGTTGGTGATGCTGGTAGCGTAACTGTAAAAGCCGCTGATGTAGTATTGCAAAAATATCCTTCGTTAGCTGAAGCTGTAAACGCTGTAGTTTTTATAGATCCTGTTTGCCAATTAATTGCTTGTTGTAATCCTGTAATTGTACCTGTTGTATTGTTGATTGTACCACCAGTAATACCTGCAGTAGAAATTGTTCCTGCATTGGTTGTCGTTGTTCCTGATGAGATAGTTACCGAATCACCACTATCTCCGATAGTTTGTGTTGTCCCTTTTCTTGGACTAATTTTATTTGACTTAATTTCACTCATAGCTATTGAAATTTGTAACGAATAATTACAACTCCTGAACCACCTGATCCACCTGATCCACCTCCGCCACCATTTCCACCACCACCACCGCCAGTATTTGTTGTTCCGTTAGTTCCATTAGTAGGTCCTTTTGATCCAGCACCACCACCTCCAGAACCACCAGTACCACCTTGTCTTGGACTAGCAGGCCCTATTCCTCCTCCTCCACCACCAGCTCTTGCTGTTGGTGTTGCATTTATTGAGGATGTTGCACCTGCTCCACCAGGCCCACCAGCATCCGCTGTTGTTGCAGGAGTTCCTACGGCAGTAGCTCCGCCACCGCCTCCACCAGCTGCTGTACAAGAAGCTATATCTTTTCCAGAACCACCATTACTTCCTTGAGGGGGACTAACAGGTGGTGTATTTCCTGATCCTCCAGCTTGATTTATTCCACCACCACCTGCACCAGATCCACCATTTTCTCCAGTTGCAAATCCTGGACCACCTCTACCTCCACCTGCTGATGTAATTGTTGAAAAAACTGAATTAGATCCAGTAGTAGCTGAACCTCCTCCACCACCAACTGTAATTGGAAATCCTGTTGCTGAAACTGGTAAAGCTGAAACACCAGAACCTAAAGGAGACACTGAATAACAACCCGATGCGGCACCTGATGATTCTCTGTAACCCCCAGCTCCACCGCCACCAGCATATAAAACTCCACCACCGCCACCACCTGCAGCTACTAAATAGTCAACTGTATTTGAACCAGCAGCATTTCCTGCACAAGAAACTGTAAAAGTTCCTGGCCCTGTAAATGTATGAATTTTAAAATCACCTGATGTTGTTATAGTTCCACCAGATGCTGTAACAAATCTTATATCTTCAGTAATATCCGATGCTTTTGATTGACCAACTGATAACCAACCTTTTGTAGAATCAACATATAATAAAATTATTGCTAAACCTTCTGTTTGAACAAGAAAATCATTTGCAGCTCCTTGAATGTTGGAACCATTTCTACCGATTGTAATATTATTTGTATCAGCTGTGTTTGCATAATCTTTGATACCTACAATGTCACCAGCTGATGGTGACGCTGGAAGCGTTACTGTAAAAGCCGCACTTGTTGTGTTACAAAAATATCCTTCACCTGCTGTTGCTGTGAATGCTGTTGTCTTAACTGTTGTTTGCCAATTAACTTGACCATCAATGGTACCTGTGATTGTACCGCCTGAAATTGTTCCTGTGTTTGTGATTGTTCCTGAGTTGGTAATTGATCCTGCTGATGTTAAAGTTACACCTGATGCTATTGCAACAGTATCACCACTATCTCCGAGTGTGACTGTGCCACAATCTGCTGTTGGTGTAATTTTGTTAACTTTAACTTCACTCATATTACCTATTGAAATTTATACCTTATTATTACCACACCGCTTCCACCTGATCCACCAGATCCAGTTCCACCAGCTCCTTTTCCACCTCCGCCACCACCAGTGTTTGAACTTCCGTTTCCACCTGTTCCACCACAACTACTTGAGGAGTTTCCATTACTACCTGATCCAGTTCCACCACCACCTGATCCACCTGCGGCAGTTGCTGTGTTACCACCACCATTTCCACCACCGCCACCACCACCTCTTGCGACACCAGATCCTGTTATTGCATTTGTATCTCCATCTCCACCCAATCTATTTCCATCTGTATTTCCAGCTTCAATAGCACCACCGCCACCACCACCACTTCTATCGGGTCCACCATTAGCTCCATCATGTCCTTGTGGAGGGCTTACAGGAGGAGTATTACCTGTTCCACTTCCACCTGAACCATCTCCTGAATTTGCGCCACCTGAACCTCCTGGTGCACTTGAATTAGTGTGAGAGTTTCCGCATCCAGAACCTCCGCCACCACCTGTTGCTGTAATTGTTGAAAATACTGAATTACTTCCTCTTCCACCTGGTTGAGCAGTAGAGTTATGAGGAACTCCGGCTCCACCACTTGATCCTCCTCCCACAGTAATTGGGTAACCTTGTGCTGAAACTGGTAAAGCTGTTCCAGGTGCTATTACAGGACTACTTGACGGAGCACAATATGTGGTTGCTGAATATCTGTAACCACCAGCTCCACCTCCACCACCAGATCCACCAAAACCGTTAGAAGACTCACCGCCTCCTCCACCACCGCCTCCTGCGAGAACTAAATAGTCTACTGTATTTGAACCTGCAGCGTTTCCTGCGTTCGATACTGTAAAAGTTCCAGGGCCTGTAAAAGTATGTACTTTAAAATCTCCACAAGTTGCAATTGATCCACCACTTGCTGCAACATATTCTTGTGATACAACTCCACCAGAATTTTGATCATTTACTGGAACCCATCCTTTTGTAGAATCTACATATACCAAAGTAACTGCTGCTCCATTTACAGTAATTTCTGCATCTACTGCAAAACCTGAAATGTTAGAACTATTTCTTGCAATCGTAATATTATTTGTAGCTGCTTTGAATCCATAATCAGCTATTGATACAATATTTCCTGCACTTGGAGAACTAGGTAATGTTGCTGTAACTGCTCCTGAAGTTGTATTTACAAAATATCCTTCTCCATTAGCTGCTGTAAAATTTGAAGTTTTAACACTACCTGTCTGCCAATCAACAGTTCCTGTTCTTCCAAATCCTGATTGAGAAGCTCCACTAGCTAATTGTATTGTATCACCAGAAGCACCAATAGTTATTGTTGTTCCAGACTGACTGATAATGCTTCCACCATCAGCTGCTTGATACGCATTTGATTTTACAATGTTTCCTGCAACTGCAACTGTATCACCAGCTGCACCAACTGTAATTACATCACCACTTTCGTTGATAATATTATTATCGTCTTGGTCTGCTATGTTATCTACTTTTATTTTACTTGTCATAATTATTGAAATTTATACCTTATTATTACTATACCAGATCCTCCATTTGAAGCATTGTAAGGAGCTGCAGAGTCTATTCCACCACCGCCACCACCAGTGTTAGTTCCTCCTGCTGTTGAAGTATTTGAATTAGCGCCAGGTCCACTGTGACCCAAACCTCCACCAAATCCAGGTGTTCTTGGAGAACTAGGTCCTGAACTTGGACTAGGTGTTCCTCCAGTGTTATGAACTCCACCCGTTCCACCAATACCACCTGAAGGTGTAACTTCACTATTTGCTCCACCACCACCTGCTCGTCCAACAGGTGATCCTGTTATGTGAGAAGTTGCACCAATTCCACCGTTTCCACCTCTAGCATTATTCCACGTTACAGTTTCTCCTTGATCTCCAGCTCCACCACCGCCACCACCATCATTTACTGGAGGACTTGCTGTTGATCCTCCACCAGGATTACCTTGAGAAGGAGCTACGGGTGGTGTGTTTCCTGTTCCACCTGTAGAAGGTCCTTTTGCAGAACCTCCACCCGATCCTCCAGTCTTACCATTTCTTGCAGGTGCACA